GTCCATTTTAGCGTTATACGCCGAAGCCTTGGCCCGCGAAGAGCGGGTTGAAGCAAGCATATGCAGGCAGAAGGTCGAAACGAATCTTGTGCGTGTTGGCATCACCGTCTGCGTACTTAGATACGCGGATTGAGAAGCCATCGCTAGTAGTAGCGATTGTGTCAGTAGAGTAGAGCTTAGGCAGCTTCACAGTACCGATGCCGAACGCCTGCTTAGTGTAGAACAGGTTAGGCTGGTACAGAGTTGAAGCAGCACCAAGGATAGTTACAACATCGCTGATTGTAGGAGCAGCAGTGACGTTGTTGTACTGACCGTTGGCCTCGTAGATAGCAGCGCCAGATACGACTACAGTCGCAGCGCCACCAGTGATAGTCGCGTCAGCAACAACAGTACCAGTCCAAGGAACTTGTGCGCCAGAAGCGTCAAGGATGGGCTGACGAGTTGCTACGTTCAGACGGTTAACGCCTGCGATAGTAACCATATCACCAGCTTTGATAGTAGTGCCGTCAAGACCTGAGATGCTCAGAGTCTGCTGCATAGTGTCCTTAGCTGTGACGTAAGTCGCATCAGGAGTTGCTGCAAGCGCGCCAACACGGTCAGACGAGTCGCCTGAAGTGTAGCTAGACAGAGCATTAGAAGTCAGAGCCATCATGCCACCAAAGTTCTGGCTGATCTGCGCCTTCTCCCAAGCTGTACGCACAAGGCCGTCAGCCGCGTTCAGACCGTTCTGAGCTGAAGACAGCGCAGTAGTCGTGAATGGGTTCATGATGTAATACTTCTCGTCGCTCATAGGAACGCCAACAGAGTCCATGATCGCACCAGCACCAGCTACGTCACCCCAAGCATCAACAGCAGTGCCGTGAGTACCATACTTCAGTGAAGCGTTGTTGCGGATGAATGAACCAAGATCAAGCTCCATATCTGTGACGATGCGGCGAGCCATTGGCTCAAGGATTTGATCAAGCTGGTCTAGCTCCAGAGCTTCCTCAACATTGCCCCACTCAGTAGCGGCAGTGAAGTAGTCCTGAACTGTACCAGTCGCCTTACCTGCAATGATGTCAGACTTCGCAGAAGAGCTGATGTCACCGCCAGAAGTACGGATGCTGTTGTAGTCGTGTGGACGCTTGAAGTCTACGTTCGAGCCACTTGCGGGGCTGAACTTACCTTCTAGAAGCTGTGTGTTGACCGTCTTGGTCAGAACTCGGCTTGACTCAAAGGCTTCAAGGAAGACCCGAGCCACTTTCCGAGTGACGTTACTATTAAGATTGTTAGCCATGTTACATTTTCCTATTCAAATACTGCGCCTTGTGGCCCTCTAGGTTTGGGGGCTTTCCCAGCGCCGTGTGGTTGCTCCAAAGGATCAGGAGCGTTATTTACCTTGGGTTTAAGAGCAGCAGCCTTCTGCTTTACCGCTGTAGCTACATAAACTGCCGCCTGTGTAGGTGGCATCTCTCGTAGCTTCTCCAGTTCCAGAAGGTTCTTAGATAGATAGGTGGTAATCAGTGGCCCTTGGTCTTCTTCCAGTATGTACTGAACTAAGTCCTCGTGAATGCCAAACTGCGCTACCGTGTTACCTGCTACCTGCAAATCCTCTGCCTTAATTCCTAGCTTGGTAGCTCTGTCGGAATAAGACTGAACTCTTTCGGTTATTGCTTCTTGCTGCTTTTGTTGCTGCTGATATTGCAGTTGTTCTTGCTGCTGTTTCAGCATTTGCTGTTGCTGGTCGTACGCAATAGCTTGCTTTAGCGCCTCATCTCTTAGATACAGTTGCCGCTTGTACTCCTCATCGGAGACTGCAAACGGGTCTGGTATCGCAGGGACTTGTGGCCTCCGCTGTTCAGGAACTCTAGCCTCTAACTCTTCGAGCCGCTTCTTCAGGGCTTCTGCTTCCCGCTCCTTCTCTCGGAGCTTGAAAACCTTCTTCCCTACAGCCTCATCAAGTATTCGCTGCTGGTCTTCGCTGAACTTGACCTGTTTAGACTCAGTGTCCTGAGCTTCCGGTGCTGACTCGGTATCCTGATCCTCATCAGAATCTTCAGTTTCTACTACCTCCTCTTCTGTGGTTACGTCTTCCTCAGAATCGTACTCGTAGTTATCCTCTGGTTGCAGCTCGCTCATATCTTGCCCCTTATAGGTAAAATGCCCTGAATAGGTCAGGTGGCCTGTGGCTGATTATAGCATAGTGTGGTAAAAAGCAACACAAAGTGGCTAATTAGGCTAACAAGTGAGGAATTAGACCAATGAGCAATATATACGATGCGTTTGAAACAGATGACCCAGATCAGATGTCTGACATCCTGTTAGCGACAATAGGGGAATTGATAGAAGCTGACAGGGCCGGAGATGGCCCTATTATTGAGGAGTTGTGGGAGAAGGTTGAGGAGATGATTAATAGCTTGGTTGAAGCTGTATAGTCATGCTATTATGTTGACAAAATAGGAGGCTATATGAACTGCACAGAATTATTAGACAAATATTGGTCTTGTTTTGGTCACCTTGATTTAGCCATTGGCGAAACGGTAACTATTGAAGACATGGTTGGCTCAGAGCAGTTTAGTCAAGAAGAAGCCGAACAAATAACTAAATGTCTCGAAGACTGCTAAGATATTTATTGACTCCCTCAAGCCATCGCTCGTCAGCCATTTGGTAATCTTGCGCCCCTCCAGATGTCTGGAAAGAGCGATATGGCCCTTGTTTATTTGCTCTTGCCGCCGCAGGATCAGGAAACATTACGTCCCAAGGCAGCATTGGTTGATTTATAACAGCGCCGCCTTCCCCTTGAATGATAGTGTCATAAGAAGCATTGAGTCCTGTGTTGCGTTCCATTGTTAGAGGATCAGCGTCAGCGGCAACCATTACTCTGCTTCCACTAAATCCAGCAGGGTTATCTAGCATTGATTGCTCATTGATAATGGAATAAATATCTTCAGGAATAGGTGCGCCCTCTGCTTGTAACTCTCTATTAGTTAAAACATTCATAAATGCTTTGCGCTTATTTCCTGCCGTCGCGTACTCATCAGTGGTTTTTAACCATTCCTCTAAATCCTCTGGCGTTGTATAACCCTTCCAAGATTCTGCAATGCCTTTGGTATCGCCTTTATTTAGCTGTGATTTCATTTGTCTATTAAGGATGTCTTCGCCTTGCTTTGTTAGTCCTCCAATAGACTTAATATATCTAGAAGCTATTACAGACGCTGGTTCTGCAAAATTAGAGCCATAATTATCCATACCCATATAAACATAGACAGGGTCTTTTTTGGTTTCAGCTCTAACCCTGTTTGCATGGCCTTGTTTGGACTTTGCTGCCCCACTCATGCTCATCCAGTTTCCATATCTATCAAAATGCTGAGGGCCACCTTCAACCGTATATGGAGCTATATCTACCCCCGCAACCCTATCTACTGTGCCAAAAATTGTTTTATCGGCAGGCAAAGGAATTAATGGGCTACCAAGTAATTGCTCATAAGTCCCTTCTTGAGCAAACAAATCATCTGGAGATAAAACCCTACCTCCAAGAAGTCTTGCATTCTCTCTCTGTGCAATAATTGGGTTTTCGTTGTATTCGCTAAGAAGTTTTCTATAACTTCCTTTGGCTATATTTTCTGGCCTCACATCCTGATTCACTTCTGCCATCAAAGGATTAATACTGTATCCCTTCTCATTAACAAAATCTCTAACAGGGTATTCATTAACATCGCCAGCATTAGCAGTTTGTATCACATCCCCGAATTGCGAGTTTTCTCTTAAAGATCGTAATGCAGACTTAGCCCCCTTCGCAGCCACATCACCAACAACAGGCACAACGCCCATCATGTTAATGCCAGCGCCAAGCATATCGCCCTGCTCATAGGCTCGTGCAGCGTCATCTACGGCTATTGCGTCACCGACCACAGGCATGAAATCTACTGCTGATTCAACGTCACCAGCGGCATTCAGAAGCCCCTGACGGTATCCACCCTCAAGACCTGTAGCGTCTACTGCATCGCGCATCAGATTACTTAGGGCTGACCTGATAGTAGGTCTGACGTTCTGCATTGTCTGAGGACGCGGAGCTACCTGCGTTCTACCCTGTAGAGAGTAGCGCCTGTCCAGCTCCTGTTGGGCTAACTCAGCGACGGTTGGCAAGGCTAATTAACTCCGCTTCAGTCATCATTGGGATTTGAGACTTCATCATCTGCTCTTCCATCATGTCAGACATCTTCTTCTGGTTGTCCAGTTGCTCGCCCATTGCCTGAGCTGCGGTCTTGTCTACAGTAGCGTTGGCCTGCTGTGCCTTGATCTGTGTCTCCATACGCTTAGTCTCAGCGTTGAAGGCATCAATCTGGTTGTCAGCTTGGTCTCCGACAGTTTGACTCTGGAGCTTCTGTGCTTCTAGCTGTAGCTTCATCTGCTCGTTCTGGAGCTTCTGCATCTCTATCTGCGACCGCATCATCTCAGCCTCAGCCTTCATCTGCTCCGCTTGTGCTAGAACCATTGCAGGGTCTGGGGCTTGCTGACCTTGCGCCATCATCTGCGCTTGCTGCATCTCCATTATTTCCTCTTCGGTCATCTGTGACTGAGGAATCAATCCTTGCTGGAGCATCTGCGCCCGTTTGCGTTCAGCGATCTGTGAAGCCGCAGGAGTGTTTACACTTTGCAACATCAGGTCGCCAGCGATCTGCATGATAGACGGATCAACCTGAGCTAGATTAGTAATCGCCTCAAGCGTCTCTTCCTGACGGTTCTTGAAGCTCGGGCCAGCCTTACAAATCACATCATACGAACCTACTGACAGATCGTTGATGGTGACTATCTCGCCAGTCTCATTGTCTATGGCCTGCTGGTTGATACTAGCCATATCAAACGACTCGTCTTCACGCAGGACTCTGACCGTTCTTTGTGTGTCATAGACTTTAGGGATAGCGTCTTTGATTAACCGACCAGTAGCAGCGATGGCTATTTCCATTGAGCGGCTGTACTTGTAAGTCCCGTTGTCGCCCTTGTTTTGTAGCTGGCGTATTGCTACACCTGACTGAGCGTTGGGGTTGTCGCCCATATTCGCTGCAAACATACCCGCAGTGGCGTTGATCATGCCCTGCATAGACTGAGCTATCATGCTTAGCCCTTGGTTTACCTGTGCGCCACCTTGTTGCTGTGGCACGGCAGGAAACTCAGGATCAGGGTTGAAGAACTGCACCGGATTGGAGTTGGTGTTAAGCGTAGCTATCTCATCTTCATGACCCGCAGCCTGCGCAGGAGTCATCCAATACTTAGCCCGTGGTGCTAATGCGCCCTCCTCAATGGAGCGAGACATCGCGTAGTTCAAGACACGCTGCGGGTCTAGTAGCTTTTCAACCACTCCCCAATACAGAGTCTTGCCTTCAAATATCTTAAAGTTAGCGTAAGCAGGAATCACAGGGATTCTGTTGAACACAGTCTCGCGGTCATCCTCTAGCCAGTCTTTGTTATCAAAGAACCTTGAGCAAACCTTATGAGCCTTGCGAGTCCTTCGACGAACCTCAGTGACTCCGATCATAGCCAGATCGTCTACAACCTTCTCAAAGTCCTCATTGACCTCATGAGTCTGACCGTTAGACATCAAGACCAGTTCGCGGTCTTCTGACTCCACATACAGGAACTCACCTACTACAATGGCCTCAGCCTTATCATAGTAAGCATCACCCTCTCGGTCATCAGAAACAGATTCCTCAGAGCCTTCAGGCCAGCGACTGCGGTACTCATCCACCGCCATCGGATGCAGGACGAACGCATACCTTGAGTCTGACTTGTCCTGTAGCTCAGCAGCAGGGTCAAACCATACTCGATCTACTGGGTTGCCGATCTTCTCAATGACAATATCCTGATCAAAGGAGTTGTCATCTACAAACTTCTGACTGACACGCCACGCATCAAAGCCACCCGTAATCATTCCTCGGGCTGCTTGGGAGTAGACCTGCCTAGCGTTGGATAGGTTTTCTATGTTGCGGATTAAGCCGTCATAGGTTGAGGCAATGTCCTTAGTAGCGTTACCACCAGCAGGACTAACTCGGATGTCAAAGTCTGCCTGCTCAATCTCTGAAGCAACCTGATCCACAATTGGATTCACATTGTCAAAGGTGTAGCGCGGCTTGTTTTGATTAGCTTCCCACCAATACGGCTCCCACTGCCCATCTCGCTTATCAATGAACAAATGCGCCTCACGAGCCATCTCACGGTTATCGTGGTCGGCTTCTTGGCAGGCAGAGAGTAGATTCAATACGCTCTGGTGGTCTTCGTATGAGTCCTTGTACGAAAGGTCATCCTCAGTCATCTGAGCAGATTCGTCTTTCTCTTCGTATCCGTTTTCGTAGGTAGCCATTAGCCCCAGCCCTTAAAATTGATTTTGACAGCCGCCTTTTGGACTGCCTTTGGTGAAAACATTGACATCATAAGCGCATCACCCATGTTCGGAGACGGTAGCTCATACGGCTTCTTTGCCATGTCTATCTTTGACATTATCTGGATTTTACCATTATTTGAGCGTTTTTGCGGTATTCTGCAAACTTCGCTTCGTAACTGGTCAAGCGTGGGTATATCACTACTCAGAGAGATTAACTGATCAGGATCAATGTACTCACCCTTGGTCACCGCACGGAAGGTGGCCTCAAACCTGTCCCTCAGCTTCCACCAATACTGCGCACGTTTGTTGAAGAACGTGTCCTTGTTGGTCTTGGAGTCTTTACCACTATACGGGACAGCAGCGTCATCAGGAGTCTCTGAGCCACGGAACTGGTGCTTCTGCATCTGAGTAGACTCTAGCTCTTGGTCTACCTGTCTCTTGAGAGAGATACCCAACCCATCACAGTCCCACACAAACCAGTCAGCCTGTGCGTCACGGGCCAGCTTCAATGCCCAGTCCATACCCTCATTGGAATCACCTGTTACCTTTTCACACACATCCAAGACAACCGAACCCTTGCGCAAAGCAAAGCCCTTGGAGTCTCCACCTTCATCAGAGGGGTCGTGTGAGGCTATCAATGCCCCAGACGGTTCGAACCCGAGCTTCTTGTGTGCGTCTATGGCTGCGTCATACCACTCGGTAGGGATGATGTTATCTTCCACTGAGTCGTAGTATTCGCCTTCCCAGACGTGCTGGAACAGGGCAGGTGACATCCTTTCCCTGTCGCTCTCCATCTCTTGCTTGAGGACATCAGGGACTAGAGGGTTGTCGGTTATGTTGATCAGGACGATCAGGTGCAGGTCATCTTCGTAGTAGCCATCCCTGCGGAGCTGCTTCTCATAGGGCTTGATGAATCGTTGGCTGAAGGCATCCACACTAGAACGGGGATTGGCGCTGAACCATATCTCAGAGCCTTCCTCACGGAGCGTAGGCGTTAGGGCCTTGAGGGAGTTGAAGGAGATAGTCTGGGCCTCTTCCACCCAGAACCTTTGGAAGCCGTGCATTGACTTCACGCCCTCTGGGTTTCTCGCCAGACCACGGAACTTAAATACAGGGTCTTCGTTCAGGAGTATCTGGTTATTCTGCACCTCAAAGCCCTGAAGGTTGAGGCGTTCTATCTCTGACTTCAGCAGGGCATGAACTGAATCATCTATTGAATTCTGGAACTCACGGAAGCAGGCAGTCTTAATCCCCTTGGTCTGTGCGTCCATCAGGCACATATCAGCGAAGCTCATAGACTTACCTGAGCCTCGCCCACCTATGGCAATCTTGAAGCGTTTAGGCGTGTCTATGAACCGCCGCAGCTTCTTGGGGATTTGCATCTTAGGCATTATTTCTTCTTGCTCTTACCCGCCTTGCTGTACGCTATCGCTGCTGCCTGATCCTTTGGACGACCCGCCGCTATCTCTTTCATGATGTTCCGGCTGATCACTTCCTTGCTCTTTCCCTTTTCTAGCGGCATTGAATATCCTCTCGTAGTTGTCCTGATACTTGCTCACGCTGTACTTGCGGGGCCTAGAGCCTTTGCCACCTTCCCACGGGCCTGTACTCATTCCACCACCTCAATAGTCCAATGGTTGTCTATCTCAATCGGGTCACCGTCCCTGCCTGACAGCTCTGTACGCTTGGTCTCTGTCCATCCCGCTTGATGAGAGAGATAGAACTTAGCAGCGTTGATGTCTCCATCTAAAGCCTTTGCAGCCAGTGACTTAGCAACCTTGGTCACACCCAATGCTTTGCCTTTCCTGTACGCCTCAGAAAGTTCTGGCTGTCTTTCAAACGCAGCGCGTAAGGTATTGGGAGTACAACCAAAATAATCAGCTAACTGCTTTTGGCTTAATACGTCAGCCAGCTCAAAGCATTCCTTCACTTCTGCCTCTGTGAAGACTCGTGGCGGCCTGTGTGGAGGGTTGCTCACTGCTTAAACTCCTGAAACTGATCTATGGGTATATGACATACTGGCTCTTGATCCTGCCAGTCTCTCATTTGATTCCTACCACCAAATCCAAGGGTAAAGTCGCACTCTGCTAGATTCGTGTAGCGTATTGCGTCAGTCCACTCTACTACAAGAAACACCGGAAGCCCTGTGTCTTCCTTTAATCTCTTCGCTCCTTGTACCTTGGCTAGAGATAGCATTAACGTAGGGTATTGTAACATATCATTGTTTCGGCATCTCAGCTCTACCCACGCCATTGGTGTGTCCTTACGCATTACCAGACAATCAACGTGATACTTGATAGAAACCTTCTGTAGCTGGCTCTTCCACTTCTCCGCTACTATGTCCCCTAACGCCTTCTCGCGTTTCTTGGTCTCTTCATTCTCAAACATCTGGCGGCTCATAAGACCCCCTGTCGCGATTGATAGTGAAGTCCTTTCTCACGTTGTCAGTGTAACCCTGAGCAAAGGTCTGCGGCGCTAATACGGTTATCTTCCCACCCTTAGCTAGATACTTCTCTATGTCTTGCTCTAGCTTCTCACGGATATGGCTGGTGTCCTTCATAATGCTATCTCCATATCAAACATGATGGGCAGGTTGTGCTTTCTACGCTGTTCTCTGCGCGCCAATGACTGTTTGATTTCCTTATAATCATTATAACTTATTGTTTTGCCTTGAGAAAGAGTCTCATGCGCCATTGCAATCATAGTCTCATCCCAGTCTGCCTTCTTGTTTAGCAACCAGTGACGGTCATACTCGGTCTTAAATGGCTTATCAAATAACACATCAGGCTTCATACCAAGGGCTGCAACAATCTCTGGCGCTTTGGCTCCACAAGCGTGACAGTACATCAAAATACGGTCTTCAGCCTCTCTAATCTTCATTGAGGGGTCATTATCATCGTGGACAGGGCAACAGGCTATATAGTTCTTACCTGACCTCCTGACCTTATCCAAACTACCAAGAATACGTTCTAGGTCGCTCATTGGCGATTCTCCGCTTTATATTGGTGTGGGTGATAAATCCCCGCACTTCGTTAGTTACCTGCCTTGGGGTTCTATCTACGCCTTTAGGCCAGACCCCAAACTTCTCTCTGTACTTGTGACTAGCCCAGCCATCAGCATAGCCCTTGTCTTGAGCGTACTGTACAAGCTGGCCCATCCACGCTGACTTGTCCTCTACCTTGAAGTCCTTACTAACCTTCTTGAGCATTGACCCGTCATCCTTAAATACTTTGTCATTGGATGGGATGGTATACCCACAGGCGCACTTGCGGCCTTGGAAGGCTGCGGAACACACAGGGCAGTCACGGGTTATCTTTTCACGCTCTTCCTTCTTGATTTGATTGCGTTCCTTAAAGGTTTGCGACCCGTCATCTAACGTCTTGGGGACAATATCTTCTGGGAAGCCAAACGTCTTTAGGTTAGCCGCATGATCCAGATAGGTCGCCTTCTTTTTGCCCGCAGCGATGCGCCACACCCTGCCTGCTCGTTGAACAAAGGCTATTGGACTCTTGGTGGGGAAGCAGTCTATGAGTATCTCTACAGAAGGGTCATCGTATCCTACACCGAGGAGACGACTACAGCACAATACCTTGCACCGCCCAGCCCTGTGGTCGTCATAGATATACTTGCGCTCCTCATCACCCATATAGCCGTCAATATGCAAGGCAGGGATGCCAGCAGCGTTGAACTTCTCAACCATTGACTTGGAGTGTGCTACGGAAGGACTAAACGCTATGGCCTTTCTCTGTAGGTCGTTGGAGTGCTTGCGGTAGTTCTCCACCACATCTCCGTTAAAGGTCTCGTCATCCATCATAGCCGTACCAAGAGCTTCAGGGTCGTAGTCTGTACCCCCTGTGGCTAAGCCTCTGGTCTTGAGTCCTTTCCGGTCTATAGATTTGCCAACGTAATAATCAGTGGGACAGAGCCAGCCATTCTCTAGTAGCTGTCTGGTCGTGGTGGTGACAATCAGATCATCCCAATGCAAACCCAAGCCCTTGCTGAATGGTGTGGCGCTAAGCCCGATGAAAGGTACTGCGTCGTACCGATCCATAAACCCTTCTACCAAGCCTTTGTACATCGTGTGGCATTCATCCACTATCGCTAGACCAAACGTCAGGTGCTTCCTTCTCACCGCTGTTTGAATAGAGGCTATCTGGATCAAGCAGTTAGGGTCATACCTTGGGTCATCGCCCTGTAGGACGCTGTACTTAGCTCCGAGCCTTTCAAAGGTATCCGTGGTCTGTGAAACAAGTTTTAGCCTGTCACAGAAGAAGATTGATTTGATGCCCTTCTCTGCTGCGTTCATCATGATATGAGCAGCGATCATAGTCTTGCCCATTGAACACGGAGCAGCCAGCAAGGGTCTTTTCTTACCTCGGCGTAGAGACTGCCTCAGAGCCTCTACAGCCGTTTCTTGGTGGGGTCTAAGCTCTACGCTCATTAGCCTTACCCCATCCCTTGTCTAAAACCTTACAGAGCTTCTTGCAAACGTCACAGATAGAGAGGCTCTTTAGCTCTGGCATCTTGCCTTCACACAGTTCGCATCGCTTATAGTTTCTCATGACAGCTCCATCACGGTGATTTGCTCTTCCAAAGTGTCACGGGCTACCTGCTCAGCCTCCGAAGCCAGCAGGGTCTTCTTGGACGTATCCCAGAGGCGCTGCTGTATTTGAGCAGACTCGGAAACAACATGATCATCTATGTACCACTCACGGTACTTCTCAATGCCTGCCTTACTGGTGGTGCAATACCCAAACTTCTTACCGTTACGCGCTAAAGTCCACATTAGAAGTCCTCCCTACGGACACCGTTGTATTCATACATATCCAAGACTGGCACATCGTTCAGATCAACGTAGCGATTCCAAATCTTAGAATCCAGATCATCCATTATCTCGCGCTTGGCAAGATCATATAGCGGGGCATACTTGATAAAGAAGTCATCGTGGCTAATTTTGCCTGCAAAAGCCTTAGCCATATCAACATAGAACTGCTCCATCACCACTTGTACACTGTCAGAAAACAGCATCTCTTGGAACTCGTAGGGAGTCTCCTCAGTCCAAGCAATTACCAGCTCATTAGTGGCTGCGTCTGTAGCCTCCACACAGCGGTTCTCACGGTCAATGAGATTATCAAGGTTTGCGTCAATCGCGTCTTTTACGAAGTCCATATTACTCTCCACAAGTAATGTTATTGAAGTTAGGCCAGCCTGCGCGGTCAGCCTCTGGGCGGGGGTCTGATTCCCATATCTGCACCATCTCGCAGTACAGGGCTAAGTCTTTGTCCTCAGCATCGCTGTCTGTACCACCAGCAAGCATGAGTAGGGCAAGAGCAAGAAGCAGGGCTGCGAATACTAATAGGTCTTTTTGCATAACATTCTCCAAGGGTTTTTGTTGGTGTTGTGAGGATAATGCCTATCTCAAAGCCTATAGTCAACACTTTTTGCTTACTTTATTCTATTACTCTCTCCCTACCAATAGCAGCGTCAAAATTATGACACTCTACGCAGTACCAGCCGACCCTGTAGCCCTGATAGGTGTCATCCGTGGAGCGGTGGTTAAAGCCTATGACTTCGCCCATTGTCTCCCCACAGCGGCACGGCTTCTCACTTAGGTCTGTCATTCTTGTCCCCTGTCTTCAGGATAAATAGCGCATCTTCTAAGGTGCAGTTCGGATGAGACTTTAAGGTGTATTCATCATAGACGGTCTTCTTCTTCCCGTTAGGCCACCACTGTACCTGTCTATACCCAAAGCTGAATTGAACGTGCCGCCCCTTATGCACCCTAACTTTTACGCCATCAAATAGATTCTCTGGTATTTCATAAGTCATTGTTTATTCTCCTATTTTTTCTGCTGACACGAATTTTAGGCACGGTTGCCCTTTTTCCCCCGCAAATGACCCAGAGCCTTATACACCCTGACACTTGCGTCCGCCGTAGCGAAAGTCCGTAGACTTGGTACTCAATATAACGCCCACCAGAGTGAGTCGCTTCCCCTGACCTGACGCTTCACAGCGTGGAACGGTCAACCACTATTGTATAAGTATCTCACCAGCGGTGCGTGGCAGTCTCTTGCGAGTTTGCGGTTGCCTGTTGTCAAGGGCAGAGACAGAGCAGGACGTTTTTGCTGGTTTGACCTCCCATTTCTGGGGCTGAATTAAAGGCGACAGCTTGCATGAGCCAGAGTACGTCAGGCTTTGCCACACGGTCGGGGGACTAGATGTAGGGGAAAGGGATTGTGACGGGCGCAAGATGTTGTGTATACTTGGCTTGTCGGGTTTCTTACTTTCCACAGCTAGTCGGAATTTAGGGCTGTCAACCCACCGACCTTTGAATGATATTCTCCTTTAGATGTAATTTCAAGCCCCTCTCCACAAGGGGCTTTTTTTTCTTGCGGTTTTTTACTGGATACCAGATAATGAACTTGCTTATCTGTATGGACGGTCTTTAGAACTTCGACCTTTGCAAGTTTTAGTTCCGACGACTTTGGTGATGCGGTTAGCGACTTTAGAAGTAAGTCTTTCGATTGATCATCGTTTGGTAGCGCGTTCAATCGATAGTAGAGATGGCAATCATTGCCAGACATGATGCGGAGGGGTTCTTCCCAACCCTTTCAGGCAGTCTCTGACCAGTCTGCCAATCAAGAAAGCCCCGTAACTGGGGCTTTTTTTTCGCCTGCAAAAAGTCACTTATTCAGGTGGTAATTTTCTGCTGAATTTACCTTTACAAACAATATATGTTCAAAAAACCCTGAAATGTGTAATCGTAATTACCATTCAGCTTATCGGAATTCCGATTGACTACGACAAATCCAAGCAAAAAACCCTCCGAATTGTCGTGGTGTCACGGACAAATCTGTGAAATAAATTTGCGAAATTGTCCTTGACTGTCAATAAAAGTTGTTGACCCCTGTCTACATTGGCAGTAGACTGGCTGGGCATATCTAAAGGAGATTACTATGCAAACATCTGAAAACATTAACGAATTGGCTACTGCGCTATCAAAAGCACAGGGTGAGATGGGCGGCGCGTCCAAAACCTCGGATAACCCATTTTTCAAATCTAAGTACGCTGATTTAGGCAGTGTTATTGCCGCAGCTAAAGACCCACTCGCAGAAAATGGGCTTTCGTATGTGCAATTCCCTTTCAGTCTGAATGGTGAAGTAGGTGTCACCACAAGGCTGATGCACTCCTCTGGGCAGTGGATGGAGAGTATGTTTTCCATCCCAGCGCCTAAGAATGATCCGCACACATACGGAGGGCTTGTGTCGTACTGCCGTCGATTCAGTTTGCAAAGCGCACTAGGAATTCCCGCTGAGGATGACGATGGCAATGCCGTTACCCAAGCTGCTAAGACTCTGATTAACGCAGGTCAGGTTGCGTCTCTTCAGGCTTTAATGGAGATGACTGACACTAAAGAGTCCCAGTTCCTCAAAGCCTATGATGTGGAGAGTTTAAAGCAATTAACCACAGACCAGTTCAAACACGCTGTTCCTTTACTTGAGAAGAAAAGGGAGAGGCAATCATGATTCAGGGTAGCGATGAGTGGCTACAGGCCCGAGTGGGTGTAGTCACAGCAAGTAACTTCTCTAAGGTATTCACCACGGCTGGTAAGTTGTCTACCAGTCGTGAGGGGCTGGTCAATCAATTGGTCGCTGAGAATCTTATCAACGCACCCACCGCTACGTTTAAGTCTGAGGCTATGGAACGTGGCAATGAACTTGAACCCCAAGCCCGTGCGATGTTTGAGCTGCTTATGGGTGTTGAAGTAGAAGAAGTGGGTTTAATTAAAATGACAGATCATGAGATAGGCTGTAGTCCTGACGGCCTATTTGATGACACTGGCATAGAGATAAAGTGTCCACTACCCGCTACGCACTGCGCTTATCTCCGTGCTGACAAACTTCCCACCACCTACGTTCAGCAGGTGCAAGGGACAATGCTTGTCTTAGGATTGGATAGATACTTCTTTATGTCTTTCCACCCTGAGATGAAACCTCTTATTATTGAAGTCAAACGCGATAATAAGCTATTGGAACTGGCAGAGCCTCTATTAGTAGAGACTGCCGAGATAATTAAAACTGAAACTTTACGATTGAGGAAAGAAGAATGAGCTACGAAACCGTTGTGGAATTTGCCTTGTGGAAGAACACCAAGCCTAAGTCAGAGAAGTCACCACCAATGACAGGCACTGCTACCTTTACCTGCCCTAACTGTCAGCACGTTACAGAGAAAATCTCTACGACTGCCTTTACTAATAAGCCTGACGGGTCTAACAAGCCTTTGGTTAGCGGTAGGGGGCAGATTGACACCAGTAGTCCTGTAGATACTGTGACTGTTCCTGCTGTAGATGACGACTTCTCAGACGATCTGCCATTCTAATGATTGATTTTGGGAAAGCATTACGAGCTGCCCAAGAGGAGCAAGGCGTAACGTCAATAGAACTGGCGAGACGCTTTGCTGTTCATAAGCAGCAGATTTCCAGATGGAGATACCAGCAGGACGCTAGTTTGTCTCTCGTAACCAAAATGGCTAACGAGTTAGATATAGACGAGCTAGAGTTCGTGGCTAAGGGGATATGATGCAGGTTTTCTCCGAAGCTACGGCTGCACTGGAGGAGGCGCAGTTTTGCGCTGACTCCGAGCGTATCCCCTACTGTGTGCTATTTGATGAGGCAGGGTTTGCCGTTTGTCCCTATGATGAAGTGACAGACCTCTCATTGATACTAGAAAGGTGCGTTGGAGTATGAGGCCAAGGCACTACGCGATGCAGATACTGGCCTTAAAGACCAGAGAAGAACGGCGGGAGGCTCTTGAAAAGTCTCCTGCCGAATACCAAGAACGAATAAAACTCTATGTGGAGAATGAATTTGAGCGAAGGAAATACACTCGCAGACTTGGAAAGAATCACCGCTGAGTTTGCCCAAGCTGAGGCAGAGAAGCAGTACCTAATGGAGTTTCGTAAGTCCAAGAAAGCCATCCTTATGGCTGAAGCTGAGCGGTCAGAGCATTCAATGCCGATTGCCAAACAAGAGAGATATGCGTACTCTCATCCTGAGTACCTTGAACTCTTAGAAGGATTAAAAGTCGCGATAGAGAAAGCAGTAATGTTGCGGCACAAAATTCAAGTAATGAACATGAGATTTGAGCAATGGCGAAGCAAACAAGCGACTCTGAGGCAAGAAATGTCTATAAGGTAAGCGATGAACTTAAAGTCTTATCTATGGTCTATCCGGTTAATTCTAAGCTGTTCAGCATTAAGCTGCTGGAGTCCAGAATGTCTCAGATGGACAGTAAAACTAGACTAAGGGCTATTCGGGTAATTAACTCCCTACAAACAGGAAAACCCTACAGACTATGAGTTCAGCTACCCTAAGATCAAAGTGTCTCAAAGCACTCCAGAAGTTAGCTAGAATCTCTGAAGCTGACGATAACGGTATATGCACCTGTGTCAGTTGCGGAAAGAAAAAGCACTATAAAGAGATGGATGGAGGCCACTTCATTCCTAAAGGTGCTTCTAGCTACTGGGCTTTGCGTGAAGAAAATGTCCATCCCCAATGCAAAGGTTGTAATGGGTTTGGCATGAGGAGCGGATCAGCCGCGCAGCAGTACACACTGTGGATGCAGGATATGTACGGCGCTGATTTTGTTGAAGAAATGCTGCAAAAGAAAAACACCATCTGCAAGATTAAGAAGTTTGAGTATGAAGATATGCTCAAATACTTTAATGAACAAATAAAATACCACCAAGAGAGGATAGGAGAATGAGTGTACAAGTTAGTGTGTATGTCGGAGACCACGGCGTAGAGCGAATGAAGACCAGTGAGTTAGCTGAATGGCTGCAAGAAGTTGTTCCGGCACTCATCGCGGGCGAGCAACAGGATACAAAGTATTTATTAAAAGGTGTTCTATCTATAATGGATTCAATGACAGAGATGTCAGAATACATATCATCAGATGATAAGATAGAACAAGAGTTTCTTGAGTTTCACGGATACGTTGAGAGGGATATTCATTGAAATCCACAGACTATCAGGTAGCTGGCGACCACTACAAGAAGCTCAAGATTCAGCCCATAGAGTACATTATGGCGAATCAATTGCCTTTTGCTGAGGGTTGTATTGTGAAGTACGCAACCCGCTGGCGGGATAAGGGAGGAGTGGAGGACTTGCGGAAGATCAAGCAGTTCTGCGACTTCATCATTGAGTCAGAGCTTGAGAAGCTAGACAAGGTTACTCTGTAGGATAAGTCCCAGTTTTAATCATGTGGTGAATGTCATCCGTGCGATGACTTCCCACTTGAGTGGCCCATTTAGAATCAAGAAACTCATCAGCCGCAATATCATATTCACCCTCAGACATCGCCTTTAGAGCTTTCTTGAACGTCCTGAGACGAGTCATCCCCAAGTTAAAACATAGGTTGATCATCGCCTCCTGACGGACTCTGCATAGCTCTGG